TATTAACCATTTTATATCTCCTGTCCCCAGATTATTAGCTAACCGCGAAGTTGAGGGCGTGATCGCCATTTACGAAGTCTACATAGGAATTACCCGGTCCTCGGGTAATAACTTCAACAACGGCAGCAACAACACCAGTACCAGAAGCGATAGCACCATTAGCTTCAGTGAACGCTGCGGTAGTCTGTACGTTGCCGTTTCCATCCGATCCGATACTGTAAGGAGAGAAAAGAAACTCATCACCAACCTCAAGATCCTGAAGGAATGGAACGGTTACGGTGAAGCTCGTACCACCTGAATGAGTCGTAACAATTCTTTCCTCATCAGATGTTTGACCATCAGCAACAAGACGCCAAACAGTACCACTATCCATATCGGCAGAGCCTACATCGGCATCTGACACGACCGTACCACCAGTACTTTGACTAGTATTGCTGAGTGTGGTCAGGTCAGTACCTTCAGTAGCACCACCAGAAATCCTAGCTCTAATAACGTTATGAGGTCTGATGTCAACACTGACAACACCCTCTGTATCACCCTGTACCGTTGAATATGTTCCAGCATCCAAAGTCACGCCATAAGAACCAACGGCTGAAGTTGTCGTGCAAGGTAGCAGACCACCCGCAGTATTCTCAAGAGTCATAACACCCCTTGCAATACTTGCCCCAATTTTAAGTTTCTTAATCACAGGCCCACCAGCATATAGGCAAGAAGCATTTTCCATAATGATGTTCCTTATTTCTTTAAACTAAATTTTTCCCTAAGAAAATCTCTATCTTCCTTGTGTAGATTCCTGACAGGAATTGCTTGATACCGAAGTCTTCTGACCTCTGGGTCATCATCCGGATGTCCAGCATGAACTGTAGTCCAACACTCATCAGGGACATACATTGAAATACTTTCACTAGGTCTATGGCACAAATCGCAGGTAGCATTAGCTTTCTTTGGTTCAAGCCTATATCTCTCTGCCTTATAGTGCGGATAGAACTTATGATTACATTCCCAGCAAAGAAGAATTATCTTCTTAAGGCTAATCATGTCTGATAGAAATGTTCCACTAGGAACACCATGGCCCCGGCCCCCATAAACAATACTCTTAAATTTGTCCAGACCAGTAAGATCCTTCTTAATCCAAGTATGTGGGGCTTCTATGATAGTCATAGCCACTACCTCTTGATAAGTTTGGAGGGCGTCATAGCCTTAGCAAGTTTCAGCTTATACTCATCAGTATAACCACGAGAGTCCCAATATTCTTGGTAATCAGATGGTACTCGCCTGAGAATATCCCTGTCCTTACCAGTACTTCGACCCTTGTCTGAAGGTCTTGTCCCGCCAGAACTTTCCATAGAGGTGTCCCTATTGTCTCTATCAAACTGATCAATGTTTTGGCTTGAAATGCCCTTGACACGATCAAGGGAACCAAAAACAGACTTAACTGCAAGTAACTCAGTTACTGCATTATTCGGACTACCCATATTGACAAGTTTCGTATATTCATTCTTAACATCATTGAAATCATCAGAAGCCTTGTCATTCAGCGTAGGAATATTCTTCATATACATTTCAAGTTCGTTCTTCATTCCATTAAGGGCTTCCTGCCCTTTTGTCTGATTTGCAATCCGCTGAATAATCCTCTCTTCTCTTTCGACTTCTTTTCTTTCTTCAACATCCTTCAGAAGTCGTTCCGCCTCAGTCGCCCCGATCTGGTCGTCTGAGTACATCTGGTGAATTTCCGTCTCTGTATATTTCTTCTCTGCGCTAGATGGTTCATTCACACTAGGAACATTTGGAATACGACTATGGCGAAGAGATTCGAGTTCTTTCTCCTTTTCATCAAGAAGCTCAAGCGCACGTTTTTTTTCCCGTTCAGCTTTTCTGGCTCGTACTGCATCGCCGGAAGTGGGATCGTATTCCGATTCTTCTGTTCCTGTTTCGTGTGACTCCTCATCTGTATCGCTTAGAAGGTCATCCAGTTGCTCGTCATCTTCATCCACCATGCTATGTCTCCTTAGTTTGGCCTAAGTAGCCGCGTAGGATTAGGTTCCTACGAAACCGCGCCGTTTAATACGGCGTTTAATTTTGAACCATCAAATAACTTATCTAGTTCAGTCCCTTCGTTTAAAATGTCATCAATGAAGCATATGGTACTCTCCATACAGTCCACCCAAGCCGTAACATAAGTTATTTTATTCTTTAAAGCAAGAATTTGTTCTGTAGTCATTTCGTGATTATTGATCATAATATCAACCAAGCCATCCCTGTCTTCCTTTGCCTTGACTATACGATCCTGTATTTCCCCTAAGAATAAATTATACTTAGGATCAGAGATGATTTCCTTTGCGTATATAACCTTAGCCTGAATCTCTTTATTTTTAGATATTTCCTGTTCTTGCTTCCTGAACTCCACCTCTTTAAATATATCATTGAAGTCACTTAAATCAGGCATTCGCTCCTCCACCAACATTTTCGCCAGACAGTGATTTGTCGGCAACCTCACCACTTTCTAGTGGCGCATTATCTGTTCCGGGAGTCGGGGGAGCCTGTCCGGGTTGACCTCCACCGCCTTGAGCACCACCACCCTGGAACTGTTGAGCGGCTTGCATCAACTGTTGCTGTCTCTGTTGTTCCTGAAGCAACTGAGATACCTTCTCTGTATAAACTTTGAATATGTCCTCGTGACCATTGATATGTGCAATTTGGTCAGAGTTCATAAAGTCTATAAGTTTCTGGAGATGCACATCTGCTTGCTCCAGCGGTCTTCCTTCAGGTTCGAGACCATGCATAATATAGGAGATAGCTTCTTCCGCAGTAATCTTGGGCAAGTCGATATCAGTCGGTGGTAGTTTTATATATCTATTCGGGTCAACTTTCTTGTTCTTGACGAAATCAGTGATTAACTTATAAGCACCTTCTCCATCAACAAGTCCTAATTGCATAGCAATAGGGGAGAACATGATCTCCATAATGGAAGTCAGACTTTCCTCATTTGATCCCGGATTTGTATTAATCAGACTAGCTGCAAACTCAAAATCGAATTTCGCTCTAATCGCATCAATATTGGTGATTTCCCTAAATGGATTGGCTTTTGGGCTAACGAAACCATGAACCCTGAAAACCTTACGTCTGGGCAAGAACCTCTGGTTCATGTTGTGAATCATGCGATATATATCTGTTACTCCGATAAAGAACCTACGTAAGATACGCTCAGGTCTAGCCTCTCCCTGTTGAAGGATAGTAGCCGTTGCGCTGGCAGTCCTGAGAGCGGTAGCCTTACCTTTAGGCACTTTCCCGTAATTAAGATCATTAATCATAGATGCATTTTCTTTGTACTGGTTAATCAGACCCATCATATTCATACCAAAAGTTTGGTTTCTTGACTGGAATTGCGGATAGTGTATATCTCTGGTCGGGTCATTTAACGGATATAACTCCCCAGGATACATCTTAATTATGTCCTGACGCATACCAGTACCTGGCCTATAAAAGCCAAATGGAGCGTTTGTAATAGTTCCATTATCAAGAGTCTGGTTCAGAAGAGTTATAAGAATATCATGGGAAGACTCAAGTAACTCAAGAAGAGAAATTCCGTACAACCTATCCTCTCCTACTGGAAGAAACTGCGCTTCGGCTAATGGTCTGCGGGGTTTCTCTGAGGGGTACATCTCTGATAGCATTCTGGCTCGAAGTATTATCTTCGGCTCTTCTATCATCCAGACAATGATATCTTCCTCTAAACCATCATTGTTTATATCTTTACGCATAAAACACATAATACGTGTAAAGGTACGTTTCGTCGTATTTGTGGTCTCAGCCTCTACCCCTTCCATCAAGTCTTTCTGAATCTTAAATTCCTCTGAATTGAATCTATTGCTGAAACCGGGCTGTTCAGCTTCAAGTCTCTCCGTATCCTCTTCGGACATCATGTCATAAAACCCACGATCCTTGAGGCTAAGAATTTCATCCAGCATCGGATAGTCCTGCAATATCACATGGGATGCACCGTTAGGATTTGATGCTCCGGGAGGTTGTAAGTTTCCACACCTCCAAGGAGCTATAACATCTTCTATAGATTTAGGTATCAAAACCGGGCCGTTGAATGTCTCCATCGGCATAGTAATATGCGCTTCAAGTCTATCGTCTTCCTGGAAATAGAAGGAAACCTTAGCCTTCCGGCGTTTTCCGCCATCGTCTGTAAAGTCGATATCCCAGTCATATCCATTCTTGTCGGTTTTTCTATTGTTGAATGCGTTCTTTACTAGATCCTGATTCTCAATGATAGACCTAAGTTGAGTCTCATCATCTACAGCATTGGTCAAAGGAGGAAGTACCCTTACATCTGTTATCGTATTTGTTTCACGAACCCACGGAATATATGCTGTGAACCTGCCATCATTTATGAACTTCTCAATAATATGCCCAAAGAACTCTTCTCCGGGTTGATCAGTGAATATCTGATTATCCAGAAGATCATTTACGGTATCTTCCTTATCCTTATCCTTAAGCTCTGTTGCTATAGCAGTTACAACTGGCCTGATAGCCATCACAGCATTATGGATAGTATCCTGGAATCTCTGTGAATCCGTAAACATAATAGGTATATGTGAATTAGCTGCATCCGGCCAAGGGAATGACTTTGGATTAACCCAACCACGATATTTAGCATATCGCTCAAGACGCATACGCATCCAGTCGGCACGAGCATCTTCGTCGGTTTGTCTGCGAGCCAGGATATCATCAAGGACAAGTTCTACTTCATCATCCTTAATAATCTTAGGTTTTCTTCGATTCCGTCTAGTATCTCTTGGGCTAGAGTCTTCTGTATCTTCATCCAAGCCTAGGCCAGCACCGTTGGATTCCTCGAAAGCTGTATCTACCATAATTAATACCCCGTTGTACTACTACGGCCAACTACTTCTCGGCGTAAGATAACATCAGACATTCGCAAGGATGTAAAGTCCATATTCTGATTCAGGCAATATCTCCACATAGTAGGGTAATCATCGTCCTTCGGTCTCGCTGTCTGTTTTGGTTCCTTTTCTGTGTATTTTGCATGTTCGTCATACACGTATCTTTTGAATTGGTAAATAGATTTCTTGCATCTAGAGTCGATGGAAAAATTCGGGCGGCGTGTGGCTTCGTCAATTGCCATTTTCTTATTTATTCGACTACGCCCGACCTCGAAATTGTCGTCCCCTAGAATACAGTTTATCCCAACCTCCTGGAAATCTTCCTGCCAGGACACATGTCGCATACCAGACGTAGAAGCTGACCTTCCCATGTTCGGGTCAATGATCCTCATTTGAACATTCATTGAAAACTGAGCCTCTACCTCAGATACCTTCGCAGCAACTTCCCAACATTCACCATCGACTTCGGCTTCAGCTATCTGCCAGAATTCATCGTATGGAGTTATGGCTATCCATACCATCATATGTGGTTTTCGTGGATGTGGATCAAGTATAAACATAACCGGCCAACTTGGATCGTATGTTATGTCATTACGAACATGACCATACTCAGCGATATTACTACTTCCGCAACGAGTGCAACA